TATGAGTAGGCCGCGATACACACCGCACGCATATTGGTACGCGCCGTAGTCCGAAGCCTTGCCCATCACTAAATCATCTTCAATCAAACGCTGTTCCTCACGTACCTTTTTTGAGAGGTACGTCAGAAGGTCATCGCTCATTCAATCTCCTTTTTGGGTAGTTGAGGGGTTCGTTGCAACTCGCGGGCGATATCTATACCCATGCGCATGCCTTCTGCCTGCTGTTTTGCGGACAAGTTGGCTTTATCCGTGGCGATTTTTGCTCCTGTTTGCATGCCCGCAATCTCTTTTTGGGACGCAATACGTTCACGTTCGACCTCCAACTGGTCGTTTTTAGCTGCAGCATCGACAAGAAGTTTCTGCTTTTTGAGCTCGACTTCCTGCGCTTTGAGCTGAAGCTCTGCCTGTTGCATCTGCACAATGGGGTCTTGTGCGGTTTGCTGTGCTTGTTCCTGCGCTACAGCAGCTTGGTTCTTCTGTAGAACTTGTTGAGCGGCAGCAGCAGCCAAACGGGAGATTTGCACCTCCATATCCTCCGGTATTTCTACGTCTGGGTCGGGGTAAGGTACGCCTGCGGCCTCTTCGATCTGTTTGCGATACTCAAAGGCGAGGTGTTCTTGGAGGTGCGCTGCCAGAGCCGCCTGTATAGTCCGTGCGTTCGGGCTTTGACCGAGCAACTGGGCCATTTTGGGGTCTTGGGCAGCTGCCATATGCACTGCGATATGCGCTTGGTGGTCCTGATAGAGAAACGCCTTGACTGGTTTGCCGTTGAGCATGTCCATATTTTCGGACACGGGGTCGCGCGGCTTAAAGTCTTCCTTCATCGGTACCAGTTTTGCGGCGTTTTTCACCCCAAGCACCTCCAACATCTGACGATGCAGGTATGGCAAGTCGTAAATTTGCGGTGCGGACTGTGCTAACTGGATAACTGCCTGATACTGGACCACTTTCTGCGACATAGTTGCCGCGTTAGGGTCTGATACAGGGATGACCTCCACCAAGTCATAGTCAGCTTTCTTAGCGCGGGGGTTGCCATCGTACGGCTCGTAGGAATATTCCTCGGGCGTGTAGTCACGAATGATGTTTTTGAGGAGTCGGAACTCCTGCCGCATCGCGTAGTGGACGCGAGCTTGCACGGCGGACATAACTTTCAGTGTACGTTCGAGGATAGCCAGTGTTGTACCGACTGGAGCCTGCGCAGACATATCACTGACTTTTAAATCCGCCGCTGCTGCAAACCGGCGTCCCTCTTCCACGATGGTACCGAGCAAGGAATACAGGACTTGTGACGGCTCCTTGTACGGGAGCGTCATGATGTTGTCCTTGATTGTGCCGCTGGTTACATCAACGTCACGGAATTCCGCCGGAGCAATCGGCGTATCGTCGCCCTTAACCCGAAGACCTTTAGTTTTGAATCCTCCGGGTAGATTTGAAAGAGTACCCGCGTCAACAAGTTGGCGAATGATAGAAGTGCCAGACTTAGCGAAAGCGCCAATGAGGTGAATAAGACCAAAGGCATAGAAACCAAAACCCGGAATATAAGGGTAATGGACGAAATGATTTCGTTTTTGTTTTTGTTCATCGTCGGGGCTCCAATTGCGCCTAATAGCCAAGACAGTCATCGAGGATTTCTCGATAGTCACTACGTAAGGTAGTGCGATGCCCGTAGGCTTTCCGTCGTCGCCCTTGTCTTCATACCCTTCAAGGTCGATATTGACGTGCATCTCCAGCAGTTTATAGCGGTCGTCTTGAGACGCACGGAAGCCCATTCTTTCCGCGATCTTTTTTTCTACCTCGTCGAAGGTATCCTGCGGGTCAGCAAGCTCAATATCACGGTAGAAGCCCGCCACTTGGAGTTTGCGTAGCTCGTTTGGCGTCTTGCGCATGACGTGCGTTACCCGCTCGGCAGTCTCAATGTTAGACGCGCCGTAGGGCACTACAATATCTTCCGCAGGAATAAAGATAGATGTCTGACGTGCAAGGCTAGGGTCGTAGTAGACCTTCTTGAACGCATTACCAGCTAGCCCCAAGCCCCACAACAGGCGCTCATGCTCGGGGCGATACTCAACCATGACATCGGTAAGCTGGTAGTTCAGGTCGTCCTTGACACGGATTGCAGCATCGCGCTTCTCAGTAGTCTCCTTACCGACGATCTGTGTACGCACCGGACCACTAGCAGGGAATGTCTCCATCATGGTCTCGGCTTGGAACTTAACCAGCGCCTCAGACAACAACGGATGGTAGACTCCACACGCCCCGGGCCACGGCTCCGTGCGGTCCTCGACCTTCATCCCCAACAGCTCAAGCCCGTCCACGTAAGTCTGTATCCAGTCCTTACGAGCGGCGATGTCCTCGTCAAACTCACCGACTAATTCTGACGCCAGCATAGCTAGCTGGTCATCGGGTATCTTTTCTGCGAGGTTTGCACTGAACTCCTCGTCGTCGCCTTCTTCGTCCGGTTCTAGCACGATCTCCAACCCGTCCATGCCAATCTTTACAGACTCGGGGTCTTCGATCTCGATTTCAATATCTGGCTCCTGACTATCTACCAAGTCAGCTAGCCCTACAGGGGCTTGAGAGAGTGCTTTATCAATTGCCATATTATTCCTTTAGTAGTACCCCTCGAACTTACGCTTGAAAATTCTCGGTTCGTCATCTTCATCAAGCGACGTTCTGATGTATCCGCCCTTACGGAAACGGATCAATGCAAGAGATACAGAGTCAACATAGTCGTCATGGTCCCCCGCTGGGAAACTTGCGACTTCATCAATTACTTCTTCCGCCCAACTGGTGTTGGGTGCCCATACCCGCCCGGAAGCAAACAAGTCAGACACCGCATTAAGTCTTGATATCTTGTCGTTGCCCTTAACCGGGGTGAACTCCTGCACAGGTATGCCCATCGCCCGCATTTCGTAGATGAGCGGAGCCCCGGATGCTTTTTTCTCGATAATTACCGAGTCTGGCTCCCAGTCCTTGTACTGCTCGATAGCTACCCGTTTTAGCTCCGGAAACTCCATACGATCCCGGAAGGCATTCAACAGTATGATATTAGTATCCGTCTTGCCCGTCTCGGGGTTTTCTTGATAAAACACCCCCCACGTAGTACACGCGGAGTAGTCACTACGGTTGTTTTTCTCGAAGGCCGTATCCCACGACATCAAAGTAAAGTCGCAGAACGGCGGGTCCTCCTTATCCCACACCTTCCACCACTCGCGTTTGACGATAGCCGAGGTCTCTGAAGTGGGCTGCTGCATATACTGCGCCATCCACTTGCCGTTTGGAAGTTCTTTCTTAAGCGCATGCAGCTCGTTTAGCGACCAAAACTCAGGCCACAGAGGCGTGCCTGATGGAAGTATGGCTGGGAAGTCAATCACCTCCCACTCCTCCCCGCCCCGCTGTGCTTCCGCCTTGAGTACCTGTCCCGTTAAGTCCCGTTTACTCCAGCGCGTCATAACTATGACGATAGCCCCTCCCGGTTGCAGGCGCTGTCGCGGACCCGACGTGTACCACTCGTAAGTCTTGTCGTATATCTCCGGGTTAGTCTCAGCTAGTGCAGCTTCCTGTTCAGAGTGTGGGTCATCGATGATAAGTAGGTCGGCACCCTTACCAGTTACCGCACCGCCCACACCAATAGCGAAGTAGTCACCTTGCTTGTTTGTAGCCCAGCGACCCGCAGCCTTGGAGTCCGCCTGCAACCCAACTCCGGGGAAAATCTTGGCATACACATCTTGGTCCACCAAGTTACGCACCTTACGTCCAAAGCCCACGGCTAGTTCCGCAGTGTGCGATGTCTGGATAACTTTCTTGTGTGGAAATTTGCCGAGGAACCAAGCAGGTAGGAGGTAAGAGGCGAATTCCGATTTTGTATGGCGGGGCGGCATGTTAATGATAAGCCGCTTGCACTTGCCTTCCGCCACACGCTCAAAGGCCGCAGCCATCTTGGCATGGTGCCGCCCACTAATAAACGTAGGCCAAACTTCCTTGACGAACGCCAAGAACCGACTCTGCGCCAACGAACGCATCTTCAGCTCTTGTAGCTTCTCCAGCTCGGCAAGCAGCTTCTCCTGCTCCGGCAATGAGAGCAAGGGAAGTATCGCGGGGATATCTTTTAGCGAGACGTTTTCAAGTGCTTGTTGGGCTGTCTTCATCGCTATCCGTATCGTCCTCGTCATCTAACTCGCCCAACAAAGGCAGGGTTTCCGACGTAGATTCAGGCACTTCAGCTACCCCCAGTACGTCATCCAAGTCCGCTCCGATAGGCGTCACATCGATGATCTCTGCATTGAGCAAGCGCTTGACGCGCTCTTTGATAGCGGACTCAAGGTCTTCTGGGTTTTTGTAGTTGATGGTTATCTCACTGCGCTCGGTGAATAACCCGATATCGCTGTGCTTACCTAGCAACTCTAGTGCTTTCAATTCGTAGCGTGGGTCGCCGCAGTTGGCGATCTCCATTAACTTGTTGGTAACCGCCGCCCGAGCTTGGGCTGCATCCAAGGCAAGTTGTTGCCCATAGGTACGCAGGAATGTTGCTGCTGCGAAGGCGGTGTTTGGGCTAGTCAGCGCTTTGGGTTTGCGGTTCTTGAGTGCCTGCTCGATGAGGGTTTTTTCCTTCTCGGCGGTACGTTCGTCTACTTCGAGGGGGGCACCGAGGTCTACTTGTAGCTCAACTGTATTACCAGCAACTGCAAGTTCTTCGGCAAAGGTAGGCGCAATCTCGTCCTCCGTATCAAACGGAAGGGGATAGGCATCAGTGGGTTCGATGTTGACTACGGGCATGTAAGGAACGGTTTGTGGCTCCAGTTGGCCGCAGTATACACACTAATAACAGGAAAGCACTACAAAAAATATATACCCCCCGGGGGTGATGAAACTGAAAAGACAAGGGGGGTGTTTCTATATAGAGGAGCTGTGGAGCTTGTTC